AAAAGAGTTTGAGGACTACAAAAAAGCTCGTGAAGAACAGATAGACGATTATCAAAAACAAGCCCAGCGATTATATGAAATTGAGGCAGCTCGAATTCAGGCAGAGTTTGATGCCAAGAAAATTTCTAACGTTCGCAAAGTTCAATTAGAAAAGCAGCTCGAAGATCAATTACGTGAAATTAAACGTCAAGGACTTTTAGAACGTCTGGCACTTGAGAACGAGCAAACTGGCATTACGGGCAAACAGGGCAATCAAAACCAAATCACAAACAATATGTCTGATTTAGAGTCAGATCAGAAAGTTTCTGACACTAAGTCTATGGGCTTAATTAGTGATGCGGAAATGAAAGACTTTGAGGCTAAGTTCGGCGGATTCACCTCTCGACTTGCAAACCTTTGGGATCAGGGCATTCAATCACTTATGAATGGCACCTTGACTTGGAGTAATGCAACTAAAGCGGTGCTAGCTGACATGGGCGCATTTGCCCTGCAATCGGCTACTAAAGAGCTTCAGGGTTGGCTAAGAATCCAAGCGATTAAGTTAGCTCGAAAGCTTGGTTTCGTGGGTGCTGAAACGGCTGCTGAAGCTTCTGGCCAAGCGGCTCAAACAGGGGCAACGATTGCAGGCGAAGCAACTCGTACCAGTGTTACCGCTGCTGGTGGTTTAGCTCGATTGGGCTTAAAGGCGGCTGAAGCTATCAAGGGAATCATGATGTCAGCATGGGAAGCGATGGCCGGAGCTTTTAAAGCAATGGTTTCTATTCCTTACATCGGGCCAATTCTCGCCGTGGGTGCGGGCGCTGCTGCATTCGGTTTGGTGGCGGGTCTAGCCGGGAAGATCAAATCTGCTCGAGGCGGTTATGACATTCCATCCGGTGTGAATCCAGTAACGCAACTTCATGAAGATGAAATGGTTTTACCTTCTCAACATGCAAATACCATTCGTGAAATGGGTAAAGCTATGCGTAGTGGTGCAAGCTTCGGTGCTGCAGCTGCGGCAGAAGGTGAGGGAAGTGGAACAGTTATTAACCTTGGTTTCCTTGATACGAAAGGTGCAGATCGTTGGTTAAAGAAAAACAGTAAAGCCGTTGCGGACAGCTTAAAAGGTTATCGCCGTAATTTTGGTAAGTAGGGAGGTGTAAGTGTCAAACGTATTATTTCCAGAATTACCCGGTCTTGAATGGGATCTCTCAAAGACCCCTATGTTTAATACAAAGATCATGACATCAATTAACGGCCGAGAACTTAGAGCAAGTTTTCAGGCCGTACCTAAATATGAAATCTCATTGTCGTACGCATTTTTGAGAGAAAACAAAGGTAGAAATGAATTACAGCAGCTTGAAGGATTCTATTTAGCCCGCCGTGGTGCCTTTGAATCTTTCCTTTATAAGATGCCTGAAGATAATGAATTTGAGTGTAGTTTTACCAGTGATGGGTCTTCAACATCATTTCAAATCTACAAACAGATGGATTTTAATCAGATTCCTTTAGGTAATACTCAACCGCAACTTGTGAATGGCATAGATCCAAATATGTGGAATGAGATCAATTCTAAAACTATGTGGAATTCAAATATTGAAAAGCCAATGTGGAATAGTGCTACTGGTCAAATTTCCGAAGATGGAAAAGTAATCCTATCTGAGCCACTAGAGGCCGGAGTGGAATTTAAAGTATCTGGAACATTTTATTATCGATGTCGTTTTAAAGATGACACACAACAGTACATTAATTTCATGCATAAACTTTGGAAGGCTGGAAAGGTTGAACTTATTGGCTCACTAGGAAACAAGATATGAGACAGGCATCACCCAAACTAATTGCATTGCTAGATGCTGATCAGTTCATTATGGCAGACTTATATACCATCACCACTATTCAGGGTATCGAATATTGCTATACCAGTTATGATTACAACTTACATGTCAACGGCAAGGAATTTCGTTCCGATGGACCTGTAATTAGCCGTGAAGGAACGAGCCTTTCCTTAGGTATTGAAGTTGATAATTTGTCGATCAAAATCGAGACCAATGAAAGTTCTAAATTTGGTGAGGTGCCTATAGCACAAGCATTTCATAACGGGGTTTTAGATGGGGCTCGTTTTAAGCTTGAACGTATTTTCATGGATATAAATACTCCAACTGATACCAGTGCCGGTACTTTGGTTTTGTTTGAAGGTCGAATTGTTGAGCCTGAGCTCGATCGCTACGAAATTAACGCTAGTGTGGTTTCAGAAGTTGATGATTTGAAACTTCAAATGCCGAGAAATTTATACACACCAGGTTGTTTAAATACCTTGTTTGATAGTGCGTGTGGGTTACTTAGTGCTGATTTTGCCGTGAATACGACAATTGGAGCGAATAGTACACCTAGTCGCATACTTTGTGAGTTAAGTCAGCCTCAAGGTTGGTTTACACAAGGGGTTGTTGAATTCTTGGAAGGTACAAATATTGGGATTAAACGTACAGTTCGTTTGCATGAAGCAGGTGCATTACTTTTAACTCTGCCACTTCTTGACATGCCAGCTATTGGCGAAGCAATTCGGGTTTATCCGGGTTGTGATAAACGACTAGATACCTGCACTAATCGCTTTAACAACCGTTCTCGCTTCCGTGGTGCACCTTTTATACCAGTTCCAGAAACATCCGTTTAACAAGTTAACTTTAACTAAAGCCCTGAATGTATCAGGGCTTTTTTTTGGGGTAAGGATATGGCAAATTTACCGCCAGCAAGTGATTTAATTGGCCCAAGTGTTACTGAGGCGCAGTTTAAAACAGCTTTAAAATTGTTTTTAGAAAATACTGCGGGTTTGGATTGGGTAAACCAGAATAAGGTTTTTAAACCTTTAGTTTATGGAACCGTTCCAGTTGACTTTAATACTTTAATTGAAGACGGTTCATTTTTATTTAGAACAAACTCTATTGTTGCAGGTAGTGCAAATGCGCCTACAAATGTATGGGGTGTTCTACAAGTTTTTAACCTTTCTAATCCCTCCAGTAATCAATATCTCCAGAAATTTACTGAGGGGGTGAGTGGAGCTGTTTGGGCCCGTTATTACGGAACATCTTGGTCTGCATGGATAAAAAACCCAAGCCCTAGTGAGATTAATACTTTAATTTCTAATAACCTTCTTGATTCAAAATCTTATACCAATCAGTTTGTAGAAAAATTTACTACTGGAGGTGGGATTTTTACTCATGAACTTAATGATTTGCTTGGCAATCCAATGCTTGCTATCTATTTGGATGGAGGCTTAAAGCTTATTGGTCTTGAAGGTACAGTACAGGAAGAAATTAAGGAATTAAAAAACCAGAAAGTTACTGATGTTAAAGATACCTCTTTAGCTCTTTTAAGAACCAAATTTGATACTTTTACCGTTGAAGCTCAGTCTGCATTAAATATGCAAAAATATGCTCAAACAGGTGGAGCAGCACCAGCGCCGATAAATAGTCTCTATCCTCAGAATTACAGTATCAATAATTTGTGGTTAGATAATATTTCATTTAGCAAACCTGCAGCTTATACAGTTATAGATACACCATATCGTAATAATGACGGCGTTTGTCATCCTCACATAATCGAGTTCTATAACGGATTTAGAGGGTATCGCTATTTAATGCTTTTAACTCCTTACTATGACACCAAGGAACAATACGAAAACCCATGTGTTTATGGCTCGAATGATTTAATCGATTTTGAATTATTAGACGGATTCCAACAGCCTTTAGCTGATCGTCCTATTTCAGAGTTTGGCGATAATCATAATTCAGACAATGTTTTTGCTCATGATCCTCGATCTGGTGAGCTTATCGCAATTTGGCGTGAAACTTGGCGGAACTGGAAAGGAGAGGGAGAAATCGCAGACGCATGGGTAATGCGTAAAACAAAGGATGGTTATAACTGGACAGATAAAGAATATTTATTTGGGCCATATAAAAACTCTACTGGAATGTATACCGCTGCACCAGCATTCCTTTATGACCCTAAACAAGATGAATGGCATGTCTACATTGGGATAGGCAATGCAATGCAGCATTACGTGAAAAAAACCTTAACACACGATGGATGGCAATTACCTACAACCATCTCGACACCTTCTGATTTTAAACCTTGGCATGTAGATGTTCGCTACATCGGAAATAAAGTGGTTGCATTAGTTCATGACAATACCAACGGACAATTTCGTTTTGGGGTGTCTAGTGACTTTGTGAATTTTACATGGGCTGCAGCTTCCAATTACACAGAAACAGGCACAGATATGTACAAAGCCTCTTTTTTGCCAGTTATTAATAGTTCTAATCAACTGGCTTTTGATGTGATTTGGTCAACTCGTAATGTGTCAGCAAACGTAGCAGATAGATGGAAGCTTTTCATTAATCGCACCAACTTTGTTGATGCCGGAGTAACTTTGTTATGAGTGTAATTATTAAATCAGAAGTAGCTGGCCTAGCTCGACTAAGTAATAAATATGGATTGATGATTGATGATTGGTCCTTATTTATTGATTTTGAGTCAGACCGCTATTTAAAACAGGTTAATAAAGCAATAACTGAGTTAACCGGCACAATTGTTGGAGTTACCCGCAATTTAACAGGTTCGGCGCAAACGATGGATCGAGCCGGTAACAAAACCACTTCCTTAGCAAACACTGCCAGAAAGTGGAGAGTTTCAGGAAGGTATGGATTGTTAGTCGAAGATCTTAGAACAAATTATTTTTTAAATAGTTCTTCACCAATTACTCAAACTATTACATTACCTCCCTCATCGAACCCCATTGTTATTTCATGTCAGGGTAGTGGTGCCGTTTCCGTCAGTGGAACCAATATTCAGGATAGTGGAGCATATGTTTTTCAGGATAAACCTAAGGCATTTTACATTAATGAGCTTGTTAGCCACTCAATAACAGTGAACTGCATAGGTGCCTTATCGCATGTTCAAGTAGAAATTGCAGGTGGTCATGCCTCCGCGACAAGTCCAATTCTGACAGGTGCAGCAGCTGTAACAAAATCGCGTGATGTAGTTAATCTAAATAATACTTTTTTAGCTGATTCTTTAGGTCCAAATGGGCAATGTACTGTACTAATTCAGACAATTCCTATGCCAATTCTGGATGACCAGAGACAGAGTTTTGAGAATCAAATGAGCTTATTTAGTACGACAACATCAGAAATTTTATTAGCACTTAATCAGAAAGCAGGTAGTCAATTACAGAGAGCGAAAGCTAC